CCGCTTCAGCCAGTTCCGGCAGGCTCGTGCCTCGGCTGCCGAATAGATGGATTCGCTGCCTTCGTCCTGCCGGATGTCCACCACGTGTTCCACGCGGTAGATCAGATGGTCCATGTCGCCGTCTGCCACGTCGTCACATTCCACGCACGCCGGAACCCGCTTCAGTGCCTCTGCAAATCGCGTCATCGTCGTTTCCCCTCGTTTGTCGTTTGTTCGTCACTTGCCACACGTCAGATCATACAATCATTTTCGGAAAGTACAAGGCCGAATCTGAAGTATTTTTGGAAAATAAAAAACCCCCGCGTTTTTGCGGGGGTTCTGGGGGTGCGTCAGAGTTTCGCCGTCCAGGTTACTCCGGATCAACCAACACGCCGGGCACAATCACCAGCCCAGCCTGCAGCCACGGTTTGAACATCGGACCCGGACCGGTGTAGGATGTCGCGCCTTTGCTGCCCCACGTTCGCGTCCACCTGACTGTGCCTGTTGTCCGGCTGTGGCTCGCAATGCCCGCCGCGCAGTATTGGCTGAAATTCTGAAATTCAATTGTGACGGAATTCGTCAGCAAATAGTTCGGATTGATGTAGCTTTCCGTGTTGCCTGCAGCATTCGCAAATCCTGCAAAGCGAATCACCAGCCCCACGTCAAACAATCCGTAATCCGTGTTGCCGATGATTGATGCAGGACCGCCCAGCGGATACATGACCACGTTGTCTGTTACGCCGCCAGTGTTTGCCGTGAATATGTTGTCCAGTGCTGTTTTGATTTCTGTTGCAGTTGCATCCCAATCCAGCCACGTCGTTGTTTTCGTGGTAAACCCAGTGCGTGCAAAACGAAACCTGAATTGCGTCGTCAGTGCCGGCTTTGCCCAATCGGTCGTGTACCACCGCCACACATACGCGCGGGCATTCGTGCCGCTGATGATCGGTGGTGTCGTTGAGGGCCCGGTGAATCTGACGCCTGCCGCTTGCGTGTTGATGACCGAGTAAAACCCGTCGCCGTCCGTCAGCAGCGGATATTGATAATCGACAACGCCATGCAATTGTGTTGTGCCGTCATAGACTCGGCTGCCGTCCAGATTGTATTGGAACGAACCGCCGAATCCTGTCGTGGTTGCCGGGTAGTTCGCCACGCTCCAGTTTGCGCTGCTGCCCTCGTGGTAATACACGCGCGGTGTTTTGCCCGTGCTCACCACGGAAGAGTCTGACGCCGTCGCTGTGCCGTCCGCAATCGTCACCTGCGCGATACACCGGCTTCCGGCGGTGAATGTCGCTCGCGTGAACTCGATCAGCTGCTTATCGCCCTCGACGTTTGCAAGGCTGATGTTCTGAACGTTGTTGTATTTCTGCCAAATCGCTGACCACGGCCCTGTTGTTTCCCATCCCTCCACGTACAGCCCGTTCGTTGTCAGAACGGCAACGCGGTTGCTGGCACCCGTCCGGATGTCGTCAATTCCTGCGGTCGCTGCAAAATTTGTCGTCGGTACGGTTCCGGTATTGTCCACCAGTTTCGGCGGTGCCGATCCATTTCGCAGTCCGAATTGATACCCGACGCTGCTTGTGATCAGTCCGGTTCCGGTGTCGTATCGTGCCGCAATCCCGTAGGTTGGACGCTGCACCGTGTAGCCTGCGCCACCGCCAACGCACGTGCCGGGAATCCCTACGTCTCCAGGACTGCCGGGTGTTGCTGGTGCCGTTGCCACAGCCCCACCTGTGCAGCTGTCGGTATTAAGTCCCCAGTAATCTCCCGTTGGTGGCGGACTCAAAACCCAGTCCCACGTTGACGTGCCACCACCGCCGCCAACTGTCACAGCGTATTGGTGATCCACCTTGACGCCGTCAATATCGCCAGTCGCTGCGGACCACGTCACGCTGATTTCGATTTTGCGGTGTGGCCACGGTCCCCCGGTTGCCGTCGCTGCTGTGCAGTCTGCCGTTGCCTCAAACGCTGCCTCAACGTCTGCCGCTGTAGCGTTGTATTGCAACTCGATCACCTCCAGACTTGTTTTCGTCCGGATGTAAACTTTGCCGGCCTGCTGAATGTGCGCGTGTAGAATATACTCTTTGTCGGCTGTGTCAGTCGTGTAGTCAACCCATTCAATCGCCACCGCACGATTGCCGAGAATCACGTAATCCCCACCGGACAACGCCGCAGCGTTCCGGATGCTCATGGAATAGTAATCCGGCCCTGTGATCAGCGTGAAACTGTTGTCCGTTCCGTCCTGTTGAAACAGCCCGTCTATCGTCGCCGTCTCAATGACGGTTCCGTCTGTTGCATCCAGTTTCACAAGTGCAATCGACTCCCGGCAGTTTGCCGTCAGTGCTCCGGCTGTTCTGGCTGGTCTGGTGACATACGGATTCGATGCGCCGATGTTCTGCAGCGCGACCAAAACAAACCGGTTTTTCGTCACGCTCAACGCGGCTTGAATGCCGGTGATTTCGTCGGTGCCATAGTGCTCACGCCAGAACGAGCCATGCCCGTATTCCCAGACGGTCGTTCCGTCGCCGGTGTCCAGCCCTTTGATTGTCGTTGGTCTGCGCTCGCCGATGCAATTGCAACACCTGCCCATCAGCATAACTCAGCCCCCGCAATCCAGACTCACCAGCCTCCACTCGCCATCCATCCATCGGCAATATACGATGTCACCTGTAAACCCCTCGATGTGCTCCATTCTGTTGACCACGGTTTCGGTTCGTCCCGTGTCAACCATGTTGCCGTTTGTGTCCTTGCCCCAGATATTGACGGTTGCCGTCCCTGGTGTTGTGCTGAAGCTCGTGGCCTTCGCCAGATTGCCTGCCAACTTGCCGGACAAGTCCAGCGGCTGAATGACCTGCGCTCCCTGCATCCGGTCAATGATTCTGGCAACCGACTGCGCCAACGAATTCAACGCCGCTGCCGTTAGGCGTTGCCCAGCCTCAAACACTGGCGGTGTGCGGTCTGCCTGCGTCATGTCTGTGAAGTCCACAGCGTGTTGAAGTCGAACGTTTGAAACATGGTCTCTGAACTGTCGGCGGACAGCACTTTGTCATAGTCTGCCGTGTCTGGCCTGTACTGGTGGTTCCACCCGTAGATCGTTGTGCCTGCCGGGCTTGCTCCAGTGCGTGCGGTGCTGCTGAATGCCTTCTGTGCCTTTTCGATGAAGGTCAGCGTCAGTTTTCGCGTGCTCCATTGTCCATCTGTCGATAGCGTGACCTCGTCCTTCAGCCCATCAAACAGCAGCGTTTCAGGCTGAAATACCTGTGGGCTGCCGGGCAGCCTGAACGCCAGCGAATTCACGCAACCTTTCATGTTTCCCAACGTCACCCACGGGACAACCTGCACCTGATTCCACGTGACGGTGTGCATTGTCACGCTGTCTGGCACTTGCTGATTGATGTCTGCCGGCAGCAATGCGCTGTCAGATTCCCATTTGCATCCGCGGCCCGGTATCGTGCGGAACTCTGTGTTGCTGTCTTGGTTGTATGTGCACCACGTCCCCGCGGGTAACGGTGTCGGGTCGTTTGGGTCTCCGGCCTGCAGCTGGTCCGCCTGAAGTGGCGTATAAACGAACGTGATGACGGCCAGCGTCCCGTCATGCGTAATGATGTCGGTGTTGGGATCTGAGACCGAACCCGCCGGCAAATTGCTTACCCGCGAAATCTCAAATGAATCGGCCAGCACACCCGGCCACAGCGTACTATACGACGCCGGCAGACCAAACGGCCCTGAACGCATATGCTCGGCCACAAACTCCCAGCGGTCATTCCATGCCGTCAGGAAAATACGAGTCAGATTGAACTGCCCGGATCTGTTGCCGGACTCCTTGGGGCTGTCCTCATGCTCTTGAAACGCTGGATACGGCATTCTGTTACCCTAAGATCGCAACGCCGGACAATCCGCCCGACACCGCGCCCAGAATCTGTTTGTTCACTTCCACTGCTGCCTTCTGAACCGCCAACTGCTCACGGGCTATTCTGTCGGCTTCGCTTTGTTTGGCCAGCCTGTCCTGCAGGCTGCGAAACATTTCATTCGCTCCGCCGCGCTGGATCTGAGATTCCGCCACGGCCTGCACGGCTGCGGTCGCTGCAACGTCAGCCACAAACTCAGTTGGCGGTGCCTGTCCGCGGTCCTGCTGCATGGCTTCCAGTCTCGACCGCTTTTCCAGATCCTTTCGCCCTGCTTCCTGCCGCGATTCAATTCGCATTCGACGGGCAAGCTCCAGCTCACCAAACACGGCGTCAATCGCACTGCCGCGGCTCTGGCTTGCCGCAAATTCCAATGTGGGCATTGGGACGGCTTCGGCGTTGCCCATCAATACCGACGGGCTGAGACGGCTTGCAATGGATACCCCAGCAGATGCTGCGTATTCAATCAATTGGCTGATCCACGTTTTCACGTCTTGAAACATCAATTTCAGACCGTTTGGAACTTGCTGTAACGCCACGGTGGCCACAATTGCGAAGTCTGCCAGATTGTCCTGCAATGACTGAAACATTGCCTTTGCATTCGCCACAAACAACGATGCGCCGGCCCCAACGCCGTTGAAACTTTCGGAGGTTCCGTTGACTGCGTCCAACATCGCATTCAGTTCTGGCAACAATGCCGAACCGATTGCTATGGCTGTCATCTCCACGTTGGTTTTGAATTTTGCATACGCTCCGGCTGTCGTCGCGGCCAGTCGGTCATTCATGCCGGCCAGTCGTCCGCTGCCTGTGGTTAATGCCTCCAGTGCCTTCGCCACCATGTCAAACGAAATCAACCCGGCTTCCATGTCCTTTTTTAGGTCCGCCATGCTCCGGCCTGTCATCTTGCTGATTTCAAACAGCGGACTGAATCCGCTGTTGATCAGCTGATTCGACTCCTGCCCCATCAGACGGCCAGCGGCTTTGACCTGTGCCATGCCACGCGCCAACAGCATTAACTGCTCGCTGTTGCCCTGTGCCACTTCGGTTAATTGCGTCAGCGTCGTAAAAGCTTCCTCGGACCCCATGCCGAAATTCAGCATCAACTTTTGCGCTCTGGCAAGATCCGGCAAACCGAAAACGGTTTTCTTGTCGAGTGCTCGCAAATCCTCCAGCGTCTTTTTGGCTTTGCTGACAGATCCCAAAAGCACCTCAAACGAAATCGCTGTGGTCTCTGCGTCTGCGGACAGTTGCAGCATCTTGACGGCCCCGGTCGTCGCTCCAATCGTGGCCAGTATTCCGCCTAACCCGCTGAACGCACCACGAAGGCCAGACAGTGCATTTCCAGCCGCACCTGCCTTGCTGGCAATTGACTGCATGGCTGTCGCGGCCTTGCCGGCTTCCGTCTGAACGGCTTTCATGCCGTCCGCGGAGAATATCACCTGTGCTTCCTGAATCGTGATTGCCATCAGACTGTTTTCTGTTGAAAGATGTCCTCAGGTGCCCAGTAGCCAAGATAAATCAATGCCTGATACATGGTCAGACTTGCAACGGTGTCCGGTGTCCAATGGTATTTTTCGCACAACCCACGGAACACCGTAGCCCACGGGACGGTTCGCCGCGTATGCATCGGTGCGCCTGGTTGCCCAGGCGGTTTCAGTTTCCCAGTGCGTCTTTCTGTTCGACCTTGTGAACGGCTTCGACAATTCGCCGCACGTCACCAAACCATGCGATGAAGTCGCACCCCAACTGAATGCCTTGCGTGTTGCTGATGTTTGGCGGAAACTCATCCGGATGATTGACGCACAAAGCCCGCCAGACTGACCACGCAAGACCGCGAAACGAACGGTCAAACCGTTCCTCATCCTCCATTGTGGCAATCAATGGACGTGCCGCAATGTCAGCCGCAATCTTGAAC